TGCAAAAGTAAAATCCACACTACCATCACTTGGTAATACAGAATATACCTTTGTGGCTTTTTGTCCGCTTGGTATTAATGCTAAAATAGGGTTACTCATTCTTCTTCTTTTTTATCTCTTGCTTTTTTAAAGTTTCAAGAATATATTTTTTTAGTTTACTAAGGTTTGTTTCTTTGACCTTGTATCTCATAGTACCCAGCCTTTAAAGGTTGTGTCTGTGTCTGGATCAATGTCCTCGTTTGTGTTAGTGTTGTACTCTGGAAACAAGTTATCGTTAAAACTTAGGTAATCAACTAATCTTGTAGAGTAATAGTTGGCATATTCCCTTGCTTTTGCTACTAAGTAATCTACTTCGTTTTTATCTACGTTCTGCGCTGTTTCGCTTGAGTGCTTAAAGACACCGCCATTTTTTATCTGGTAAGCCGCGAATGGTATATAGTTCATTTGTGCGAACCATATTAAAGTAGGTTGAACATAAGTATTAACTAAGGTTAAGTAATTACCAGTTAAACCAGTACCACCAGCAGCACCAGCAGCTATATCTGTACCTATTTTATTGTAAAGGTCTGTGCCTAACAAGTTCTGGATGTCAATTTGTTGCGCCACCTTGATAAATTGTATAAACTTATCTGTATCTACATTGCCATCAATGATAGAGTTTTTAACTAAGTCCGTTCTGTTTATAAATAATACTGTTGCCATTAGTTCTTAAATCCTATTTTGTTCCAATATTCAGCGGTATAACCTTTATACTTCATATCCTTTGGTGCTACTGGTACTTTTTGGGCGTTTGCCTCTGGCTTAAAACCTCTTGACCTTGCTTCTGTTGTTGTGATCGCATCGCCTAAGCCTTTAGCACCATCCTTGCGTACATACGTCTTACGAAGCCATTTGTGTTGGCATCTTGCACCGCCCTTATACAACCATATTGAATAAGTATCGCTTCCACCTTTACCAAAACCAGCATTAACTACCTTTGTGTCCATTGAGATAATATCTTCTTTTCGATAAACCTTTTTAGCATCTACCATCTTTTTACAGAATGGTCGTGAGTTTGCGCTGTATCTTTGTGGCGAATACATATACCTGACTAAAAAAGTATTACCTTCTTCCGCTTCTTGTCTGCTTTCTCCATCTTGTTCGCTCTCTCTAAAAGGCTTTGCGCTTCCAGTACTTACAAACTCCCAGATTTTAGCAAGTGTGCTTTTTTCTTTTGGTTTGTTTAAGTCCGTAATAACCTCGTCTAAGCCATCTTCTTCGTCATAGTTTACTTCGCGCTCATCCATTACGTCAAAGTCGCTTAAAAGGTCTGATTCGTCCTCTCCTAAGTCAATTAAGGCATCTGCTATATCGCTTCCTAACTCCTTTGGTAAGTCTTTGGCTAATTTTACGCCAGTTTCTTCTTCTCTTGTTTCTTCATCCTCTACGTTTTCTAAGTCTGTAAATTCAAGTGGTTGTAAGGTCTTAAAATATAGTTTTAAAGAGATATTATTAAAAGCTAATATACTATCAAAGGCATCTATTAAAAGGTGCTGAAATGGTCTAATAACTGTGTTATCCATTAAGACTGATGCAGTTTGTAGTTCGTCCGCATTGTTACCTAAACCAGTACTGTCTTTAATTCCTAAAAGCATAGGACTTACAACTCGGTGCGCCACCATAATCTTTTTGCCACTCTCATCGCTTAAGAATTGGTATTGGTTATGTGCATCACTTAATTGTATTGGCTCTATTGTAGCTTGGCTCTCTGCGTTATCATTAAACGCAAGTATAAACTTACCAGCGTTACTTGAGCCACTAAATTTAGAGTATATGCGGTTTTCTAAGGCTTGACGTTCTTCAGCGTTTGGTGTGCCATTGTTAAAGTTAATAAGCATCGATGGTGCAAGACCATTAAGGATGTTGTTTAAGTGATAGTTAGATATTTCTTCCTCTAACTCTGCGTATTGCAAACCACCCTGGTAATCTGGACTTGAATAGTACTTATAACCAGCTCTGTAAGGTTTGATGTAAATAATCTCAATACTTTCGTTTGAATAGCCAAAAGCTGGTATGCGTTTTAGTTCTGTTCTTGGTTTTACCTTAGACCAATCATCACTATAATAGTAGCCAGTTATTTCGCCTTTTTCGTTACACTTCTCAGCTCTTAAATTCTCAACTGGGATGTGTTCTACTTGTGCGATTGTTTTTCTATCCTTAGAGTAAATGACTTGTATTGAGCATTGACCCATAAGTTTTAAATCGTAACACAACTTACGCACACAATCCTTTTTAAATAAAGTAATCATTTTAGCGTAAGCCTCTGGCTTTTTATTGCTGTCTAAAGCATCTAAGCCTTTTCCGTAAATCATTTGGCTAACACCATTGATTATGGCGTTGTTAGTAGGACTTCCGTTGTAGCGGTCTATTAGGTATTGGAAGTAATTATTGTCGCTTCCATACGCTACCCATTGTTTGTTAGACTTCTCTACAATCTCTGGACTTGTGTAACTGCTTAAATTAACTATTCTTAAATCGTTCATAAAATAATATAATCGTTATCAAAGCTATTCTCTGTGGTGTATTCGCCATCATTTACAGAATAGTAATCGTTGTTAGCTTGGTTTATAGTTTGATCTGTGCAAAATACTTTGTCTTTGTAAATTACAGCAGCACCAGTCTTTACCTCAAGCATATAAAAATCGCCTTCAGTTAATGTACCGAAAGCTGCTACAAATGACATATAATTGCCATCTGCTGAAGCGGTAGGAGTTTTATTTATAGTTGCGCCAGTACTTTCACTTGTTAGGTTTATAGTAATTGCACCATTAATAAATTGACGTGGTATAACCTTAAAAGTTTTATCGCCATTAGTTCCTATAATCTTCATATTAATATATAAACAAAACTAATTTATTTTGTATTGTAGGGCATAAAAAACCCCCATATTTCTATGAGGGTCTTAGTTTGTTTTATTGTTATTAATTTAAAATGTATAATTAGGGTCTATTTTTCTTCTTAATTGTAAACCGTAAACATTATCGTCAATAATTAGGTACATATCAATGTTGTCTAACTCGTTATATTTTTTAGCCAACTTAAGAATTTTGTTTTCTATTTTATTGTACTCCTTTTCTGTTCTTACTAAACTTTTCTTATCTTGTAATCTTTCTATTTGTTTTGTTATTAACATAGTTGCTTGTTTTTGTTTTACATTACAAATATACAACACTTTTATTGTTATAAACAAATAATTAACAAGTTTTTTTTAATTTTTTTTATTTCTTATCTGTTGAGCATAAAAAAAGCCTCTCTAAAAAGAAAGGCTAATTTTAAACATAAATAAACTACTATGCTGGTGTTATTGGAGTTGCACCCGCTACGTCCGGCGCAGTACAGAAGAACGGAGGAAAAACCTCTGTTGCTACTGCTGTTAAAGTGAAGCCTTGTAAATCTCCAGGAGCAGCACCAGTAACGATAGTGCCACCAGTAATCTCTGCGCCATTATCTCTACCCATAAGCAAACGCTTAGTATTACCAGCACCATCTGGGTACATTTCTACAACGTAATGAGCGCGACCTCTATTCAAGAGTTTAATTTCTTCTTGTGTCGCAACGTCTAACAGTTGAAAAGTAACATTTAAAGTACTTTCGTAAAAAGTAGTTCCATTCTCTCTACTTGATGTTACAGTAGTTTCTAAAGAACTTAAACCGCCCTTTACTTCAAACTGAAAGAACTCAGCAGAGTTGTCCGTTGGTAGTGTTATAGTACCACTACTATCGCCTAAAGCAGCAATGGCAGCACTATAATCTAAGATGTAAATATTTTTAATTCCAGCAAAGGCGGTCTTACATCCAACCCCTCTACCTTTTGTTATTGCACAAGCCATATTTTTTTTGATTTAATAAAAAAGGGTAGGCAGTTTTGCCCACCCCAATTTATGTTGATTAATTTAATTTATTAAGAATAAAGTACGATATCGCCTCTAACTCCGTATTGTACCCCAGCAGTATATCTCATTACTACTCGGACGTTTTGAGAACCATCGATATCAGCCATATCGATTACTTTAACCTCGTTTCTATCATCTAAAAGACCAGTTCCAAAGAACAAGTTAGACTTCTGCCCTAAAATAGCTTTATTGTTTGCCATTCCTTTTGCTACAAAGATGTTGATACCTTCAAAAGATAACTCGCCACCGTTGTACCAAGTTGTACCTTTGTTATCTACACCATTTGCACCGATAGTAGCAACAAAGCCACCTAAAGCGCGAATGTATGCTCTTGCAATGTTTGAAGAAACGTAAAGCGTTAAATCTTCTTTCCCTAAGATAGTTGAAGGTGCAGCATCTACAATCTTCCCTAATTCAGTAATTACGTTTGTACTTGTAACAGTAGCTTCTGGTACATCAGCACCACCATCAGCAGTTAGTAAAGCATCAAAGCCATCAAAGTTCCCTTCTCCAGAAGCACCACTCCAGATAGAAGTTTCAGTTGCGTTGGCAACCTCAGCAGCTACTCTTGAAATAACATAGTCAGAAAATAAAGGAGGCAATTGGTCAAAGGCACTAAAACCCATTTGAGCAGCTTCCCAATCTGAATGTAACTCTTTCTTACAGATTTGTAGGTTTACTTGTAGTTCAGTTGGTGTTAATACTTTCTCAGTCAAAGTCATACCAGATGAAGTATAAAAATCACAATCAGCAGAACGTACCAAGTCTGAAAAAGTTCCTACTTTCATAGCAGCTTTATACTTGATGTTCGGTAAGATTGTTACAGCACCAGCGTCAAGCGTTGATGCAGATAATAGGGCAGCACCTAAGTACTTCCCAGCAAATTCTCCAGCATAACTGGAGGATGTAATTGTTGGATTAGCCATTTAATTTAATTTTAGTTGTTAATTATTTTGTTCATTACTCTATCAAGTGTGCTTAGTTTTCTTTTTGTAGCAAACTTGAAATTTTGTTTTGTTTGTACCTCTGGGTTAGCCTTAATTGGCTCAGCAGCTGGTTGGTTAAGTTCCTCTTGTACTTCTTCTGGTACTTCGCTTAACTCTGTTTTTTCGTGTTTAGCAAGTTCCTCAGTCATAAGGTTTCCAAGATCATCTGAACTCATTTCTTCCTTTGGCTCAAGCATAGCTTTGATTTCTTCTATCATTTCTTTAACCTCTGCAAGTTCTCTTTTAGTAGCGTACATTTCTTCTTTTTCTTCTTCAAGTTCTTCTTGCGCTTCTACTTCTTCTTCTTCTTCTTTTTCCTCAGCTTTTATCTCGCCAATAATACCCTCATCAGCTACTACTAAAATACGCCCATCTTCCATTTGGTACTCCCCTACTGGTACAGCTACTTTTTCATCATCTGTAACGATAAAGATTTCTTTACCAGCTTCAAACGCTTCTGCCTCGAGTACAGTTCCGTTTTCTAACGTTTGTTGTGCCAACTTAACTTCTTCAGATAAGCCTACAACTTCTTTGATTTTTGATATCATATCATTTGTATTCATATTAATATATAAGTGTTTAAAATTAATTTTGCATTTTCAGACATTACCTACACCTTGCGCCCTTAAACTTCCATCACAACATTTGGTTTTGTAAGTGTTATCTTCACACAAACAACCGCCTCTGCGACTTCCCTTTGGACTTGTTTTACTTGGTGTTATAAATCTTTTAATTCTTCTTAGCATTATTTCTTATCGCTTTTTGGGTGTCCTTTAGGTAAAAGGTCATTATCGCCTTTGTACTTTGCGTTTTGTGGTCTGCCATTCTTTACTAAGTATAAAAAAGCATTGACCCTTGCAAACGCCCATTGTGAAGCAGAACTTACTCTTGGACTGCGTGAAACATTAAAAGCACCTAAGCCTCTTTGGAATACTGTTTTAAGCATTCCTACATTTACGCCATAGCCTAACTTGTCTTTGTATCTTTCGTTAAAGTCATCCGACTTTTTTTTAAGTGTAGCTTCGTCTGCCTTAGAAACTTTAGCGCCCCTACTTGTAGAAGCATCGCCTTTAGCAGTTCCTTTGCCTTTTGGGTTTGGGTTTTTTGTGTCGCTCTTTGGTGCTTTCTTGCTTGGTCTTATACCACCCCTTTCGCCTACTTCAGCCATCCTTACACACTTGCCATTCTTCTTTTTAAATCCTTTAGGGCATTTGCCATACATATCTACGCTATGTTGTTCACAAGGCATATACCAAGTCTTACCCTCGTACTCGTGTGTGTGTATTCCCTCGCAGCCTATGTTAGCTGACATCTCTTTAGCTTTTTCTTCTGTTGAGTAAGCCAAGCGGTCATCTATAATAGCAAAGTCCTCATTTACAACCATAGATGCAAGGCTCAACTCTCCAAACTCTTTTAGTTTCTTAGCAGCGTATCGCTTACCAGCTAAACCACCCCACAATAAATAAGAGATAGTGCCACACGCTTCTTTATCGTTTTCGTCATAGTATTCTTCTGCTCTTGACAAGTAGGAATACATACGCTTAATTGTTTCTTCACTTATAGGCTTACCTTGTGCTAATTGTTGCGCTCTTATCTTACCGACTTCAGTAGCACACTTGTTGTTTACCTTTTTGTTGAGGTCTATGCCTCGTTTAGCGTTGTTCTTTACTGCATCTGGGTAGTCTGTGAAACTTTCTAAGGTTGTCTTTTTACCACTACTATATCTTTTGTCATTTTTAATTATTGCCTTAACTTGGCTTAGTAAATACTCTGCTTCAGCTTCTTCTATCTTAGCAAGTTCGTCTTTTATGCTTTCTTTAGGTCTTTCCATTTTGTCAGCAAAATAACCCTCTATGCTAAAACCTTTTACCTTGCCAGTCTTTACAAACTCATTCCAAATCTGATCGTTGTTTACTTTTACAGCACCTACCCAAGTTCCCAGGGGTAAGTCCATTCCGTACTTTACACTTTTGTCGTGTACCTTATCTTCCACAAGCCAACTCTCAACTAAACTAAGTCCGTTTAATTCGTATTGGTGTTCTAAGGTTGAGTTGTTTTGTTTACCTTGCATTAAGTACATTTGCGAGGCTTTTAAGACAGTATCTTTTGAGAAATATATGTAGTACTCATCTTCTCCGTTACGTCTGTATATTGGCTTGTTTGGTATAAGTAGCGCACCCATAAGTATTCGCTTCTCTTTATCTACCTCTGCAAGTTTAAACTCTTGTGATTTAAGGGCAATAAAATCTTCTTCGATTGCTGGGTTTTCAACTACGCTAATAGCTTCTATCCCTATTTCTTGATCTTCGTCTAAAATGAGTTCTACAATTCGCATATTAATATATAATAGTTTTTAATTTATTTTGTATTTACAATGTTGCACCCTCGACTATATTGTTTTCAAGGCTTTGTGCTGTTGTAACGTCATTGGCTACTACAAACGCTTGTACTGGTTGTTGTGTCTGTGAGCCTATCGCTCCAGCAAGTTGGCTTGTTTCAGTTGCACCTACTATGTTAAAAGATGGGGGTTGTGTTTCCGCAGCGCCAGTTCCAGCCCCACCTAAACTACCAGCAGAACCACCACCTTTTCCGCCACCAGATAAGCCTGGTATGGCTTGGGCAGCAATAGTGGCAATAGAAGTAGCAGCAGATAGTTTTGTAGCTAAAATTCCTTTAGCAGTCGCAACCGCTTGGACTGCATACATTGGATTTGGAACTGGCCCTAAAGCTGCTGGGGTTGCTGCTAAATTAGCTTTTGCTTGTGCTATTGATTTCGCAGCGTTTGATATTACTTGTGCTATTGCTAAACCTTTTTCCACCACTAAAAGACCAGCAGACAAAGCCTTTGACTTACCAGCCAATTGACTAATAACTTGTAAGCCACCTTGTATTGCGTTAGCTTTGGCTTGTTGTAAATTTACTTCTGCTTGTGATAGTTCCTCGTTTATTCTTTTTTGTTCCTCTAAAATCCTTTGATTTCTTTCTTTGTCTTCAAGTTCTTTTAAATCTTCTCTTTCTTTATCTTGTGCAGCTTTTTCATCCGCTATTGCTTTAAGTGCTGCGGCTTCCTCAGCTTTAAAAGCTATAATCTGCGATGTAACTTCTTTCTGTTTAGTAAGTTTCGCAGTTTCTAATTGTATAAGTTGCGCCTCAAGTTGTGCCTCTGCTTCTTTATCTTCTTTTCTTGATTTGCCTAAAGCATTTTCGGCTTGTTGTGCTTCAAGTCTTTTTGCTGCTGCTTCTATTTCTTGGTTTGTAATCTTTTCTTCTAACGCTGCTGCTTCTTCCAAAAAGCCTATTCTTTCAGCTACTGTAAACTTTTCTTTGTTTACGGACTTCTCTAAAAGCGTTGCTCTATCTCTGTCTGCCTTTGCTCTATCTACAATAAGTTTCCTATCAAGCCTATCTGCTTCCGCTCTTAGGTCTGCTATCCTTGCTGCGTTTTCAGCATCTTTAGCTACCTCTACCCCAAACTCCTTTACTTTTTCTATTGCTTCCCCAACACTATCTGTAATACTATCTACTCCAAGTGTAACTTTACCAACTGCATCAGCAGCCACTTTACCAGCCGCACTAAACTCCCCTTTAAACAAAAGACCAACAGCCTTACCAAGTTTTGGTACAAGTTCAAGTAAACCTTCAAACCTATTTACTATGTTTTCTTTAATTAATTTAGCAAAATCCTTTAAGGCTTGTTTTGGGTTTTCAAATACAGATATGATATTTTCTCCTAAGTCTGCAAATAGGTCTAATAGGTTTGCAACAGCACTACCAATAACACCAAGTATTTTAGCAAATTTGTTTTGTCCTTCTTCGCTTCTTGTAAATGCTTGACCTAAGGAAGTAACCGCTATTAGTAAAGCGCCAATACCAGTACTAATTATAGCAACCCTTAGTCTTTTAAAGCTATTTATAACGCCTTTTAAACCATTTTTTAAACCATTAAACTTAGTAATAGCACCACCAGTAGCGCTGTCGAGCGCATTACCCATTTGCTCTGCTGATGAACTGGTTTCTTTTACTTCTGCGTTTACACTTTCTACCGCTTTCTCTAAGTTCTTAACTTCTTTTTGTGCGCCCTTAGTATTTACATTTAAGTTAATTGTTTTCTCTATCGCCATTGTATCTCTTGTTTAAGTGCTTTATATCCCTCTTTTAGTGTTGTAGGTAGTTTGTGTTTACCTTGTGCTATACGGATCGTTTCTGTTTCTCCGTTTGCGTGTTTTAAAAGTTCAAGTATTTGTTTTATCATTAGTCTGTTGTTGCAAAAACTATTCTATCTTCTGAGAACACCACACTGCTGTCAATGGTGTATCTTGTTCTAATAGCTAATTTATAAGTTATACCGCTGTCTAAACCAGTAAGTGTTCTACCACTTATGTCGTTCCCTAAAGTTTCTACAAATTCGTCATCTTTATAAACGTCATATCCAGTAACATTGTCTGTGTTCAATGCACCCGCTGGAATCCAACCCAAAGTAACGCTTGAACTTGAGGTAGCTGTAACATTCAAAGCAGATAATCTTTGTACAAAACCAAACTGGCTAATTGATACATTTCTTACGCTTTGGTTTAAAGTGTATAATTCTAAAGAACTTTTATTAGTTAATAGATTGCTTTTTATTGAGTTTATTCTGTAAGACTTGTTTCCTATAATAAACTTATCGTTGAGGTTGTAGTTTAATAGTATGTGCAAAGGTAAATAAGCCTCTACCTTTTTAATTCTACCTTGTCTGTTGTATATGCTTACTAAATAATCTGCGTAATATTTAGAGAATAAATTAATACCTTTTACCTCTCTAAAAAATTCGTCTATCTCAATACCAAAGTTTAAAGAACTTGATGAAACCCCAACAGAACCACTTGCATTCACAAATATTTGGCTTGGTCTGTTATATGTTGCTATATCCTCAACCGCACCAGCAGTACCATTTCGTAATTTGAAGTTAGGTGTTGCAGTTTGATTTTTTATGTATAAAAGCAATGGCTCTCCTATCGTAGCGTTAAAGTCTTTGTCTAACATAGCGCCCTGACAAATAGTTGATAACGCACCAGTATTTGAGTTTGATAATCTTTCGTAAAGCATTTTCTCAAAGTCTAACTCTACTTTAAATTCTCCGCCATCCCATTCATTATCATTAGAAGCTGGGTAGCTTTCTCCAGCAAAATCATTACCTAATAGTTCTTCTTGCTTTTGTATTAAAAAACTCTTTTTACTTTTAAAGCCAAACTTAATACTCTTGTATTTTAAAACTTTCTCTATTGTGCTTTTAGAGGTGTCAACATATTGTGTAATGTCATAGGTTGAGCCTTGTGCGTTAAAATCATTAAAGGGCAATGCTTGTATTTGATTGTCCTCTTTGTAAGCCACAAGATTAAACATTTTAAATAAGTTTGTTAAAAAGTCTATAACTTTCATCTTAGGCATTTGCCTTGATATTATCACTTGGTTTGATGTGGTTAAAGCAGAAAAATTATAGACTCCAGAAGCAACATTTCCAAAGGTAATAAAGCCATCATAAAGTTGTTGTGTTGCCGTTACTTGTATTGCTGTTAGTGTTAAAGTACTTGCTGTTGTAATAACAATTTTTACATCAACAATACCTTGACCATAAGCAACATCAAAATTATCAGACTCGGCAAAAATTATATCTTCGTTTATTGGACCAGTATAATCTTCATTAAACAGCACGTCGTTGTTAGAACTTCTTAAAATTGTTAAGTTAAATTCATCAGTAACAGCAACAGTTACAACAAAATTTAATTTTAATCTATAACCAGCTGCGCCACCAAAAAGACTTGTAAAAAGAGGACTTATTATGGCTGGTCTAATATCCGTGCCACTACTAAAAGTTAAACCAGCATCAGTAGTTTCGTGAAACCTTGCTTCTAAAATTTGCAACGCTCCGCCCTCGTCTGAATTACTCATAAACCCTTTTTCTCTGTGCATCCACATATAGAGGTTATTGAATTGTGTAGAGTTAAAGAAGTCGTTTGATAGATCTATGTCGTAAGTAGTTTCTATTGCCTCTATTATTGCTCTTACTTTTATGGCTGGTTTAATATCAAACTGGTTTAAAAAATCCCCAGCTGTGCTTTTATACCCAGCATTTGTAAGTCGCATATTTTTACTGTGAGTAATAAGTGGAAAGCAAACATCGGAAGGTGTGTCTTTTAACTTATCTCTTATATTATCATAAGTGTAATCGAAATTCAAACTGGTTGGGAACTCAAGCCTACTTAAATCATCTTCGCCTAAGATGTCTTTTAGTTCTATTGTTTCGCCAAAGAAAACCAACTTGTAAGCGTGTGCCTTGTTGTCTTTCATTGTAACGCTGTTAAGCCTTAGCTTACCTTTTTTGTAGTCTGTTCCGTTTAACTTTATTAAGGCATCAACTCTAAATCTTGCATCGAAGCTATTTACAACATCATTGTCCTCATAGTGTCTAAAGAGTTTTGAGTTATGCTTTGAAGCTGGTACATTAAACTGTTGAGAAAATGCAGTAAACACTTTAGAAATGTCCTTAGTGTTCTTTATACTATCTGTGATTGTAACGCTTTCGTCTTTAAATAAATCAAGCCTAATAAAATCGCTTTTAATTTGGTATAAATCTCCAGCAGTAAAGAAATTGCTACCATCCGTTGAAGCAGACAACACTAAAGTCGTTGCGTTTGTTATCGCTGTAACTTTTGCTGTTTTGTTAGTTGTTTTATTAAACACAACATAGCCTACCTTAACGCCACTTGTAAAGTCAGCAGTAGCATCTACTAAATTGTTTGTTGAGGTGCTTGTGGCTGCGCTTGTGCCAAACTCTGGGTACTTTATTCCATCCCTTATGTATAACTCAATTATCTGCATTTAGCGTATGTTGTTTATTGTGTCAAAAGCAAACTCTATTTCTATTGTGTAGTTTATGATCTTATCATTAAGTTGTGTCTTGTAAGCAAATGAACTACTTGTAACTTGTATCGGTAAGGTCTTAGAATCTATCTCTATCCAACAATCCTCGCTTAGTTGCATCTCTTTAAATACCTCGTTGTAAGCCTCTGGGTAATAACCAGTATTTAGTGTTAGTTTCTCTTTACCATTTTTAGTTAGTGTCTTATCCTGGTGGTTGCTTATGCTGTAACTTGCACCGCTAATTATATTCTTTTTAAACTTTTCTGTTTTGGTTGTTAGCGTTTCGTTAGTTCGCTTGAAAAACCAAATGTCTTGTAGCGTTCCGTACTTGTTTATAAACGTAATCTTGTATGGCGTAAACTTACACTCGCTTTCGTTTGTTACTGTTAGCTTAGTAACACCAGTAGAACTGTCAACTAATATTGTATCAAAGTTAAATAGTGTGTATTCGCCTTCAAAGTCTGTAAGGCAGTCGCTACCCTCAAAAGTACCGCCATCTTGTATAACTCTATCTTCAAACTCATCAGAGCCATTTACACCGCTTGTAACATATTCTATTTGCTCATCATTTTCAGCACTTGTGGTTATTGCCTTAGTATAAACTTGCGTTCCGTTATTTAAGTATGTTACTTGTGTTGCTAAAGACCTATCTACTGCTATTACTGCTGGTGCATCATCTAACTTAACTATCTTAGTGTTTGATTGTAGTACCGCTTGGCTGTTAGTTGGGTTTACACCATCTTCAAATAAACCATAACCAAAAAACGCTTTTAACTGTGTGTAACCACTTGTGGTTTGCGCTACGCCTTGAACAAATTGTGTTGTTCTATAATCTACCCAAAAAATGTCTGTTGCATAATCGCCATCAAATACATTAGTAAAGTAATCCCTTACAAGCTCTGCTATTTCAAAAGTACAGACATTATCAACTGCAAACGAATTTAAAAGATAAGTTCGTGTCGTTGGTCTGTCGGTTGTTTGTGTATCTGGGTAGATATACAACTCAAGCTGTGTACTTGTTAGGTTTGTTACTGTGCCAGTAGTTATGTAGTACGGACTTCTTACGTTTATCTTGCTCATTTCTTGTTTATGTTTACTTGTATTTGTTTCTCTAAGCCTATTGAGTAAGCCTCTACTAACTCGTCTGGTAATCTTTTGAAAGCAGCTTCAAATGGTTTGGTAAAAAACAAACTTGGTCTTATACCTCTCTTTTTTATCGACTTTGCTATTGCAAACTTTATTCCCTCACGCTTTGCAAACTGACCGCCAGACCCTCTTGGTGCTATTCCCTTTCTAACTACCCAACTGTCTAAAGACTTTGTAGGCGGCATCTTGTTAGTGTACTTGTAGGGCGTGTTGTATTTCTTTTGTGTTCCGCTTACCCCTTTGTCTTGGAACTTGCCATAGTCAGCCATATTAAAGGCTAAGGACGTTGTTTGTGCGCTTTGTGATACTTGATAACCCAAAGAGTTATAAAGTTCCTTAGAAGCGTTCTTTTTGCCCTTAGTTAAGTTGCTTCGTGATTGTTGTATAACATACTTAGCAAACTTGTTTAGTTCATCCCTTAAAAACTTGTCTGCTAACATATAGTAATATCGTTATGTATTATTACGTCCATTGTTGCAGCGTACCCAGCAAGTCTGTTATCAAACCTTTCATAAAATGGCTCAAGTGATGCATCGCCTTCAAGCTGGAATTTTTCTTCATATAGTTTGCCCCTTCTAAGTAGCATTACCAATTTATTAAGAACTGCTAACTGTGTGTTAAGTACATCTTGCTCATTGTTGTTACCTATGAAGATATCAGTAGTAGCATCCTTGCTTTCATCTACAATATCCATAGCCATAACAGTTATGTTAAAAGAGATCACTTGCTCTTGTAGTGTAACAGAGTTTACAATAATATGCGCTAAAGGAAATATGCTTTGCTTAGATAAGTCAATGTCGAAGATATCGCCAGTTGTAACTGTGTTTACATTCACATCGCTTAAAAGTGAATCTTTTATTGTTTCTGTTATTTGGTAAAACCCTCTTATTCCTTGTTGGCTCATTTGAATTTGTTTTTAATCTGTGCTGCTTCTATATCGTTTTTTTCTTTTGTGTATTCCAAATACGTTAAGCACTGGTGTACGTTTAGTTCAGTGATATTTTTAAATCTTGTAATATCGCCTTGAGCGATTGCATAGAGTGAATTGAACCATCCACATTTGGCTGTGAAATTAGATGCTG